TTGGTATAATGGATTTCACACAATGCACTGTAATATCATTACTCAAGCTCCTGAAAACGGTGGTAATTTAATATTAAATGGAGTATTGGAACAAATGAATGAAAGAGAATTAATTTGTTATTTGGTTTCTAAATTGCCTCATGCCACTACTTTAATAGAAGGATCTAAAGAAAGATTAATGTGGGTTTTTGGATTTTGTATTCAAGATGATAAATGGAATAAACTAATTGAAAAACATAAATGATTATATAGTTGTCATTAAAAATGCTTTAACTTATCCATTATGTGACGCAATACTTGATGAATTTAAAAATAGTGATGAGTGGGTAGATACTGTAGTAGGCAGAGGTGATCTAAATAAAAAAATAAGAAATTGTGAAACTATTTATACATCTTATCCACATATTATACAGAAGAATAAAAAAGTTAGATTAAAAATTGATAAGTATCTCATGGTTTCAGCTAATGAATGTATTAACAAATATAACGCTAAATTTCCACATTGCAACATTGAAGAGGATAGCGGATATGAATTACTAAAGTATCCTGAAGGATGTTTTTATATACAACATACAGACTCATTTAAAGCAAGACCTCGTGCGGTGTCATGCTCATTTATACTAAATGATGATTTTGAAGGCGGAGAGTTTGCATTTTTTGATAGACAATTAAAATATAAATTAGATAAAGGAGACGCATTAATGTTTCCATCTAATTTTATGTACCCGCATGAAGTTATGCCCATAACAAAAGGTACACGATATTCAATAGTTACATGGTTTATTTAAAACAAAGGGAGAGTAAAAATGGCAGATATTAAATTAGAATTAACAATTGACGAAACTAATCAAGTGTTATTAGGGTTAGGTGAATTACCAAGCAAAACAAACGCATGGAGTTTGATTGTAAAAATTCACCAACAAGCACAACCTCAGTTACCAAAACCTGAGGAAACCAAAGAGGGCGAAGAAGTTAAGCCTGTTTAAAAAAATAAGAAAATGGAATGGTTATGAATAAAACCGAAGAGATTGATTTGCGCTTATCCACGCACGAAGAAATTTGTGCTTTAAGATATGAAGCTATAGGTGCAAGACTAAAAAGGTTAGAAAGCATTTTAATGGCGTCTGCGGGTGCCATTATTCTTTTGTTATTGAGCATAGTTCTTAAATAATGTTTAGCGCTTTATTTTCATTCTTAGGTGGTTCTGTCTTCCGCATGATATGGGGTGAAGTATCAGCAGCTTGGACAAAACATCAAGATCATAAACATGAATTAGAAGCTATGAAACTTCAGGCTGATCTTGAGAAAGCTAAACATGATCAAGAGATGGAAAGACTAAAGATTTCTGCTGATTTACAGATTAAACAAGTTGAAGTTATGGCTGACGCCGAGGTGGAAAAGCTCGATGCAGAAGCTTTTATAGCCGCACAAAAGACTATAAATCAATCAACAGGTAATAGCTATATTGATGCATGGAACGGAGCTATCAGACCTGCATGTGCTACTACAGCATTACTTGTATGGTGGTTCTGTTTATATACACAAGGTTTCGTATTAACAGAGTGGGATAAAGAGCTTGTAGGTGTCATCCTAGGCTTTTATTTTGCTCATAGAGTATTTACTTCAAGAGGTAAATAATGACCGCTTTAGAGCTTCTTGTTAAGCTTATAAAGCGTTTTGAAGGATGTAGGTTAAAAGCTTATTATTGCCCTGCGGGGGTACTTACCTGCGGTTGGGGATCAACAGGAAAGGACATATTTCCAAATACTGTATGGACTCAAGAGTACGCTGATAAAAAACTTATGTACGACGCAATAAGCTTTTTAAAAGCAACACAAAAATTATGCCCTGATTTAGAGGGAGAGCGTTTAGGCGCTATAGCAGATTTTACTTACAATTTGGGCGTAGGTCGGTTAAAATCAAGCACATTAAGAAAGAAGCTTAATGATGGTGATTTTGTATCTGCTTCAAAAGAATTAAAAAAATGGGTTAATGGTGGCGGTAAAAAGCTAAAAGGTCTTGTAGTGAGACGGGACGCTGAATCCGAATATTTATAAGGATAGTTATGACGACAGCAGTCGCAATGACCTACGATAGTTTGGTCGAAAATATTCAGTCTTATTTAGAGCGTACGGACACTGCAACACTTGATAAGATTCCTCTTTTCATTATGTTAGCAGAGCAAGTTATTGCGTCTGAAATTAAGTTCTTAGGTAATCTCAATGTAGCTAACTCAACTTTCACAACAGCACAAAACACGTTACAAAAGCCTGCTCGTTGGCACAAGACTGTGTCTATGAATGTTACTGTAGTAGGTGAACGTCAGCCTATTCTATTACGCACTTACGAATACCTCAGAGAATATTGGCCTGATGACACACAAACAGGTATACCTAAATTCTATTGCGATTACAACTACGATAATTGGTTAGTCGCCCCTACACCTGCATCAACTTATAGCTTAGAGGTCTTGTACTATGAGCGCGTACAACCATTAGATTCTAACAATCAAACTAATTGGTTCACTATCTATGCTCCACAAGCATTACTTTATGGCTCATTACTACAAGCTATGCCTTTCCTAAAAAATGATGAGCGTACACCAATGTGGCAAGCACAATACCAAGCTATTATGAATACGCTTAAAACAGAAAACACTCAACGAATTGGAGACAGACAGGCAACTGTTCTTGATACTTAATTATGACTATATACACCTCCCCCTTTACAGGAGACGTTATACAACCTACCGATGTAAGTTACGCATCGTACTCAATCTCTGCTGACCTAACGCTTGTATGGCCTATTAATGGAAATATATCAACAAATGTGGCTGCTCGTATTATGGACATTACACCATCAACAAGTGGTTTGTCCGTTCTTATGCCTCCTGCAAATCAAGTATCAGTAGGTCAAGACGCATTCATTAAAAATCCAAGTGCCTTTACATTAACTATTAAAAGCTCTACAGGAGCAACATTAGGTACTATTACAGCGGGTGGAACAAGATACTTCTATATTACTAACAACTCTACCGCCTCAGGTACATGGTCAAACATTGCACTAGGTATTGGTACATCATCCCCTGACGCAACGACGTTAGCAGGCTTTGGTTTACAAGCTACAGGTGCAACACTAAACCAAACAGCTCCCGTATCAAGTGTTACCGCAGGATATACATTTTTATCAACTGACAGATCCCAAACAAAGGTTTGGAGTGGTGGTGCAGGGTCTGCTACGTTACCTGCCGCTTCTACGCTAGGTAATAATTGGTTTTGTTTCTTTAAGAATAATGGTACAGGCACACTTACTATATCGACTACAGGAATTAATACACTTGATCTTGGTGCTTCTAAATCATTTCAACCTAATGAGTCATGTATTATAGTTTGTGATGGTTCTAACTTTGTGACTGTAGGTTACGGTGTTAGCACTAGATTTTTGTTTTCATCAATTACTAAAGAAGTTACAGCAGGGGCTTATTCATTATCTGCAACCGAAGGAACGTCTCTTATTCAAGAGTATGTAGGTACATTATCAAGCAATGTTACTGTCACATACCCTCCCGTTGTTGCTTTTTATATTGTAAGCAATCAAGTCACCGCAGGTGGTTTTTCACTGACTATTACAACAGGGGTACCAGGCGGAGCTGATGCAACAGTTGCCGCAGGGAATCAATCAACGCTTATTTGTGATGGTGTTAATTTCTTTAATGCTAACACTGTACAAGCAGGAGCTTCTGTAAACGCTTTAGCTAATGGTAGTGCGGCATCACCATCTCTTTACTTTGCATCAGAACCTACAACAGGTGTTTATAGAGCAGGTGCAGGTTTATGGAATGTTTCTATATTAGGTACTGATCGATTTGAAGTAAACGCGTCAGGGATTGATGTCAATGGAACAGGAACATTTAGCGGAGGGATTCTTGGCGGGATCTTTACCTAATGACAAAAAAGGTTTTTGCCCTCGATACCCAACCTGGCATTCAACGAGACGGTACTGTATTTGACAGAGCTGTTTATACAAATGGTCAGTGGGTAAGATTTCAACGTGGTCGCCCTAGAAAAATATTAGGTTATCGTGAGATTACTGACAACTTTGCAGGTCCTTCTCGTGGTGTATACTTAGATCCACAAGGTATTTTTAATAGGGTTTTTAGCGGATATAACAATGGGGTTCAAGGTTTACTCATCAATAGTCTTGGCGTTGGTACAGGTGTCGTTGATTTTACTCTTTCAGATTTCACCGCAAATGATGCTAACCTTTGGCAATTTGATTCAACATTTGATGCTCAGGGTAGCGGTGATCAGACACTTCTTGCGCACCCTGGTGTAAATTTAGCTGATATAGCAAGTGAAACAAATACACCTGTGCTAGGTGGAGACATTGCAAATAATTCTTTAACTGCTATTGGTATTTTTACAGCGGTAGGAGCGATTGCAAACGGATCTCCCATATTTACCCTAGCCTCTACTAATGCATTAATAGGTGCAGGACAATTAGTAACAGGTACAGGAATTCCTTCAAACACGACTGTAGTGTCAGTTGTAAGCTTAACTGTTACCTTATCTAATAACGCAACAGCTACAAACGCAACCGCTACACTAACCTTTGACAATCAAGTTGATGTGTCAGGTGGAGTAACAGTCTTACATCCATACACTTTTGTTTATGGAAATAACGGATTAATTAGAAATAACTCAGCAGGTAATATCAGCGATTGGGTTTCTGCTGACGCAAACGAAACCAACGTAGCCTCTACAAAGATAGTAAAAGGTCTCCCACTTCGAGGTGGTTCAAATGCTCCGTCAGGTTTGTTTTGGGCGCTTGACTCTCTTATACGCGTAAGTTATTCACCAACTAATATTGGCGTACCTGACTCAGCAGATTTTGGTGCAACGCTCTTTTGGCGTTACGATATTATCTCATCCCAAACATCTATCCTTTCATCGCAATCAGTTATTGAATACGATGGTATTTTCTATTGGTGTGGTGTTGATCGTTTCTTACTATATAACGGTGTTGTAAAAGAAATTCCAAACACCATGAATCAAAACTATTTTTTTGATAATTTAAATTATGCACAAAGACAAAAAGTTTACGCAACAAAAGTTTCTCGTTTTGGTGAAGTTTGGTGGTTCTATCCAAGAGGAGACTCTGAAGAATGTAATGATGCAATTATATATAACATCCGTGAGAACTGTTGGTATGACGCAGGTGAAGCTTTAGGAACAAGAAGATCAGCAGGATTCTTCTCTCAAGTTTTCCCTTACCCAATCAACATGGATTGGGACATCAATACAGAAGGTGCTATTGCAAGCAATCCCACAATTAGCAATGCAGGCTCAGGTTATACAAACGGAACTTATTCTAATGTTGCTTTAACGGGTAGCGCTACAGGAACAGGTGCTTCAGCTAATATAGTTGTATCAGGTGGGGTAGTTACAACTGTTACTATGTTTAACAAAGGATCAGGGTACCTAGCAAATGATATTTTGACACAAAGTATTGCAGTAGTTACAGGTAGCGTTAGTGGTACTGTTATGACGGTTACCGCTATAACCTCAGGTATATTATATGTAGGTCAGTATGTCACAGGCTCAGGCATTACAGCAAGCACTAGAATCTCAGCATTTAGTTCAGGCAACGGTGGAATAGGTACTTATATTTTAAATCTATCATCCGCTCCAACAGGAAGCATTACAATTACTTCTCGATTTATACCTGCGGGAGTTAACTTTGCAATTACATTAGCCACTGATGATTTACAAAATTTAGTTAGCTTATATCAAAATGAAATTGGTACTGATTCTATTGTAGGTAATGTACCCGTTGCTTTACAAAGTAATTTTGAAACAAACAATTTAGGTTGGGTATCGGGTGGTCCTGCACAAGCGTCAGCCGAGGGTGCTAACTATTGGTTAAGGCTCGAGCGCGTAGAACCTGACTTTATACAAAGCGGTGAAATGAATTTATATGTAACAGGTCGACCTTTTGCTCAGTCTCAAGACGTGACTACAGGTCCTTATGTATTTGATCAAAACACAGGGAAGATTGACATGCGTGAACAACGCAGAGAGTTAAGATTAAAGTTTGAAAGTAATGTTGTAGGTGGTGATTATCAGTTAGGTTACATATTATTAAGCGCTGATATTGGTGATGTAAGACCGTAGTAATGACTATTTCATTAGTATACGATCCAAGGTTTCATACATTTCAATCATGGGCTTCATTAATGTGTGAAGCTTATGCAGGCCAACAATTACAGATACCATCTGATAATGAAGATGAATGGAAATCATGGGCTGTAGGATTAAACGCAATTGACATATTTACGAACAACGCAATACCCGATCCTTATCAATTTGAAAATTGGCAAGATTGGGCTTCTGCGATGGTTAATGTAGTAAATCAAAGGGTTGAATAATGAGAAAAAGTAACAAAAAATACCAACAAAAAAGACAACCTAAGTTTAGAGAAGGTAAAGCTTCGACCGAAGAGATTGTTAAAAGAACTGTAGAGAGGTTAGATCCTGAGGGTGATTGGAATGAAGTTTACGATGCAGTTTATTCAGCATTACAAACAGATCAATTTAGAATGTTGAGAAGTGGAGACACACTTGCGTTCTATCATGTGAATACACCTATAGCGGATGAAGCACATTTATTTACAATAGAAAAACAAGAAGATCTTATGGAATCATTGCGAGATCTTGGTCAAGCATTTAAGAGTGCAGGCTTTACAAAAATTAAAGGTGTTACAGAATTTCCAAGTATTTTAAGGATTCTTAGAAAAGCAAACACAATCAATTTTGCTGTTAGAGACAAAGCTTTAAGAGCTTACGGAGAATCAGGTCCTATTATAGGTTACGAATTTGAGATTGAGGTAAAGTAAATGGGTGGTGTAGTCAAAGGTGCATTTAATGTAGTCAAGAGCGTAGTTAAGTATGGTATTAACATGGTCAAGAGTGTTATCAAAAATCCATTGCCAACAATACTTACTATTGGCTTAAATTTTGTTGCGCCTGGCATTTCAAGTTTTACAGGGCTGTCTGAATGGGCTGTAAAAGGTATTGGTAGGGCAGCAATTTCAGCAGCTAACGGAGGTAGTTTAGCAGGTATTGTAGCTGCAGGCATTACTCCATACTTTAACTCTCCAACATTTCAAAAAACTATGGTTGGCGGTCTTCTTAAAGACGCATCATCTTTTATTAGCGCGCCAATCAACAGTCTCTTGGGAGACAATTGGGTTAGTAAAACTGTATCAAGCGCTTTAACTGACTCTAGTGTAGCAGGATTGGTAGCGGCTGTTTCAGGGCAAGATATTATTAAAGCTATGGGATCTGAGTTTGTAACTTCTTCTGTTACAGCAGGGATTGGAAAAGCTTGGGATGCTCTAAAAACTGAAGTACCAAAACTTTTACAAACTGAAGAACAAATAAATCAAAAAGCTTTAGATGCAAAAATTATGAAAGATACCACCCCTGTCATAGGTAAAGTTGAAAGCTTGCAATATAGTATCAATAAAAATATAACGGAAGCTAATGCCATTATAGATGAATACAATGAAATTGAAAAAAAGGCTACGGCTGCTTACGATAAAGCGAGCCTTGCTGAAACGCAAGAGGATTATGATAGAGATATAGCAGAATATTTATCTTATGAAAAAGATTTAAATGATAAAGCTAATATGATTAATCAGCTTTATGTACCAAGTATTAACGAAGAAAAAGCTATTCTTGAAGCTGAATATAACAACCCTGAAAGCAAAGGTTTAATTGATGAATATATATCAAAACTTGACGAAGTAGGACAATTAAATAAATCTTATGAATTAGGTGTAGGTAAAGTATTAGCTGAGAATGCTGACTTTAGAATGACAGAAGCTATAGCTAAAGGCAATTTTACTGAAGCATCTAAATTCTACAATGAATTAGAAACCTATAATAAACAAATTTTATCTCTTGATCCAAACGCTATTGCTGTAGCACCTTCACTTGACCTAAATTCTCAAAATCTTTTAAAAGATATTTACTCTGCTACAGACGAAACATTAAAAAATCAATTAATTTCTCAAGCTAATTTAAATCAACAGTTTACTGACATACGAACAAACGTTCCTCCTATTGTAACGCCAACGACTCCTGCGGAGCCTGAAACTCCTGCAACCGTAGAGCCAACACCTACCGAGCCAACCGTCCCTGAAACTCCTGCGCCTGTAGAACCAACACCTACACAGCCAACTATTCCTGAGACACCTGCGCCTATACAACCAACACCTGTGACTCCTGTCGCTCCTGAAACACCTATTACAGACGACAGAGCGCCTGGCTATGGAGACTTACCAACACTACCTGAGGAAGGCATAGGTCAACCTACTCCGAGCGTACCTACTACAACGACACCACCTACAACACCGTCAACAGGAACGGGTTCAAATATTATTAATAATATTATAGGTGGAGCAGGTAATGCGCTTGAAAATGCTCTTATTGGTGGAGCAACTAATACTATTGTTAACGAAATCCTTGGCAACAAACCACCAACAAGACCTACTATTACTAAGCCAAGACCTCCTGCTAAAGCAGATGTCGGCACATTAAGACCTTATACAGGATCATTGTTTGGTGAAACAACTACAACACCAACAACACCAACTACACCTGTAGGAGGGTTACCTACAACACCTCCCTCTAAGGTAGATCCATCAACACTTACACCATACACAGGATCTTTATCTGTTTTAGGTCAAACTACACCACCTACAAATACTACTACACAAACCCCAAGCGGTGGTTTACAATCAAATCAAACTCAAACCCCTCCAACCAAAGTGGACGTAAGTCGATTAACACCTGTAACTGATATAAACATGTTAAAAAGCTTGGGTATAGCATAAGGATAAAATATGGCACTTCCACAATCAATTGATCCCTCAAGCCTTAATCTAAGCGGAAGACCCGCAATAGCCACAGATCCAACTACAACTACATCCGCAGTTGATCTAGGTATGCCAAATCCAACAATTGGTATGGAAAAAAATACAGTTAGTCCTCTATTAGGCTCTTTATTTGGTGGTCTTTTAGGTTATGCATACGGTGAAAAAAATGCAGGAGCCACAGCTAACAAACCAACAGCAAATACCCCTTCAGGTAATACTCCATCAGGAAATGCACCATCAGGAAATCTTCCTACGGGCGGAACATCAACAGGAAACATAGGTAGCGTTAACAGCATAAAAGTTCCTTCAAGCATACCTATAAGCGAAGCTCAATCTTGGCTTAATGCAAACTATGGTTTTTCAAATGGTCAGCCTAACTATGTAGTCTCAGGTACAAACATGTCTACAGGTGAAGTTATTGGTCTTCCAAACGACAAAATTGGTGGAACTAACTTAGGTACTAACACAGGTAATTTTGGTTTTGAAGCAGGTACAGGAACAGGTGGTGGCACTACAACGGGCGGTGGAACTACAACAGGTGGAGGAACCACAACAACACCAACAGATACAACACAAACAACTAATCAATATTTTCAAGACTCACAAGGTAATATTTATGATGCCACAGGTACATTAATTTATACCAATCCTAGTACAAAAATACCAGGGGCTACTATGGATGGCGGAGGTTATGACCCAAACGCTACAGATACTACATCAGGTGGCACATCACAGGGTGGATCATCACAATACTTACAAGATGCACGAGGTAATGTTTATGATGAAAATGGTACATTAATCTATTACAATCCAAGTAATGCAATACCTGGTACTAACGATGGCGGCGGAGGATATGATCCAAACGTACCTGAAACAGAACAATACTATGAAGACAGCTCAGGCAATGTTTTTGATTACGCAGGTAATCTTGTTTTAGAGTATGGCAACGGATATTACTACGAACCTGATACAGGTAATTTTTACGATTCAAATTTTGATGTCGTAGGTGATGACTTCAATGCATATCAAGACTTTTTTAACATACCTACTTACGGTGGGTCAGATAATTACAACTACGACTTTGGCGATCTAGGTGATTATTTTGATTATAGTAACTACACACCAGGTAGCACAACATATATAAAAGACGGAGGCTCTGTGAGAGGCGGATTAGCAACACCACTATTTAGAAACGGCGGATCTGTACCAAGATTTGATAATGGGGGCTTTATTGATCAAGTGGTTGCAAATCAAGTACCACAATCTGTGACATCAACAGGCACAAGCGATATAACACCTATTGCAACACAAACAAACTTAACTAATCCTTCAACAACAAGCACAACCACAGGAAGTGTTTTAGATTCTATTTTAGGTTTTGCCAAAAATAATCCAACTATAACAGGTGCAGGATTAGGTGCAATACTTACAGCATTAATTAATTCACAAACAGAACAACCTGTAAACAGAGGTGTTGACATGTCAGCACTAGGTACATTAAAACCGCGCACAACACCAACAGGCGCCGCTAAATTTGTCCCTTATTCAGAATACGGTACACCCACAACACCATATGATTACTCACAATTATATGCAA